GGGTCTTATCCTTCCTTTTTTCCGAAAGTGATTTATAATATTATAGTACGCCAAAGGGCTGGGCGCAATCCTTTCTTTGCCCGTAATGCGAAAAAATGTCTTTTAGGGCAACTTTTTTGCAAAAAGGGGGTTGCTTTTATGCCGGTAATACGGTATAATAAATTCTCGTCAGGACTTTTACTTGACCCATCCTGATAACGACATGGAGATGTCGCCTAGTTGGTCGAGGGCGCACGACTGGAAATCGTGTAACCGTCAAAAGCGGTTCGAGAGTTCGAATCTCTCCATCTCCGCCAAAGAAAAACCCGCAGAAATGCGGGTTTTTCCTTTGTTTATGTGGGTTTTCAGGCTTTTTGCACTTTGCGTTTATTGCTGTTTATTGCTTTGTATTTGCATCAGTGTGATGTAAAAGTGATGTAGTAAATTTGGCCTGTGCATCCTCCAACATTTTGTCACGCAGATGGGTGTACTTTTCCGTCACGATGTAGGAGGAATGCCCCATCATCCCTTGGACAACGGCTTTGTCAATCCCTACCTCACAGCAAGATGTTGCGAAGCTATGCCGAAGCTGGTGGAATGTACAGCATATTCCGTAATTTTTGCACCATTTCCTCCAATTGCGGGACGATTCATTGCTTCGAAGGATTTCTCCCTTTTCATTCGTGAAGATGTAACCATTCTTCCCATTGAATCGTTCTGCGACATCCGGCAGAAGGAACACCGTTCTGACCCCTGCATCCGTCTTTGGCTCTTTTATGTGCGGGGCAGTGCCGACATAGTATACGCTTTTCGTAACATGGATTTGGTTTTTATCCCTGTCGATATCCTCGTATCGCAGAGCAAGTGCTTCTCCCACACGAAGCCCGGTCAGCATAATGAAGTAACCAAGTCGTGATACGGCGCAATCGTCCCAATGGGCTGCGATCTTCTCCCTATCCTCCTGCGATGCTTCTTCCCGCCCGCTTGTTTTCTTCCCGGTCGCTTTTATGTTTGCGACCGGGTTTACTTGTATGTCCCCGGCGAGGATGGCGAGGTCGAACACTTGGCTCGTTATGTTCTTCTGCGTGTTCACGGTTTTTTGTGAGAATGTCTTTCCAACCTTATCGAGGAAACCCTTCACCTGCATCGGCGTGATGTCTGCGACAGGCGTTTTCCCGAAAGTAGTGACACATCGCACGAGCGCAGGCTTGTACCCTCGAAGGGAATTGTATGCGAGGTTGTCCCAAGACTGCTCCAGCGCTTCGGCATAGACGGCAAATGCAGCAGACCGCTTATCCTCCGCCTCCCTGCTGAATTCTGCAATCTTCTTTATGACATCCTTTTCTGATCTCCCGTAAAAATACTTGCGCTTCCCATCAATTGTGATTGCTTTTTGGTATGTCCCGTCTTTTCGCTGCGATATCGCTCTGCGTGAGTCTTTTTGTGCGTTCAAACCGCACCAAGGGCAGTAGAGCCAATCATCCTGTAATTCCTTTTTGCACTTCTTACAGAGCATCCTTAAACTTCTCCTCCAATGCCTTCAATTCAGCTTCGGCTTCTGCGATGTCTACTACGAGTTTCTCACTTGTGCTGTTCATTTCAGCTTCGGTGATTATGCCGGATTCGCAATAGGTTTTTAGTTTCCCTTGCATCACGACCAAGTCGTGCAATTTTCTCCTCGCATCTTCGACTGCCTTTACCTTTGCCTCCTTCTCTCTTTGCATATTTCTTTGCGCTTTCTCCTCTTCAAGGTTGGCGACAAACTTTACCTTGCTTTTGACTGTAATGCTGATGATTTTACAAACAGAAAAGATGATTGAAATCCCCGCGAAGGCTGCTACCCCCATCATCATGTCGTATGCTATTCCGCTTTTTGCGACAAAGACCATAATGCTAAAACTGACAACGAGACCGATAACGGAAATGCCGATCAACTTCAGATTCCCCTTTACAGTCTTTGCTGTTGTAACCCCGGAAGAACCTTTCTCGTACTCTTGGCTGTTCCCCTTTGCCTTTTCGTTTTCCATCATTGCTTTCTCCTCCTCTTATTATTAGCCGCCCTCGTTGCCGGGGGCGGTATTTTACTTAATTCTCTTTATTCTGGTTTTCGATAGTATGTACCAAGTACCTATAATCCTCTTTGTATTTCTCCAATTCATGCTGGACTCGGTGGTAATCTTCCATAGCCTCCTTGTAGTAGCTGGATACCCTGATATTACTTATAACCCACAGCATTCCAATGACGAATGCGATAATTATAAAGATAAGAGCCATGCTGCCAACCTGTAATGCGCCAATAACGCACCCCGCACAAGCGAATGGGACAAAAATGAGTGAACTGTACTCGCCTTTTTTAGCCGCTCCGGCCGTCATGATAGCGCAGCCAAGCCCAACGAGAACAAGAAAACCGGCAACATGTCCATTCCCACCTGCAATGAATGCAGTGATCTCTTTTGCCGCACTGGAACTGCATAAAAGCCAAAGGCTGCCGAGAAAAGCAATGGCAGCGCCTATTCCCGCGATGACGCGCAAAGCCCTCTGCTTCAATGGCGGCTTTGGCATCTCTGTTAAAACGCGCGCGATTTCTTCTCCCCCGTTATGGTTATCCATCTAATGAACCTCCATTGATTGCTTCATAGCTGTCCTTACAATACAATTCCCCGGTTTCGTTGTTACACCCGCCGAAATCTTCCATATAGAACCACATCCAGCAGTCGTCGCAGTAGAACACCTTGTTATCACGGCAATCCAAACAGATTCTCATCTCTTCGTTGCCCTCAATGCTTATTGTGTCGATGGCTTTCCATTTCCCGCAAATCCCACAAGTGTGTTCCCAAACAAACTGACGACCGCATGAGCCCCAGAATAAAAGGAAGACCAAAGCAATTCCTCCAAGCACTACTCCTATGCCGCCTGCATCGTCAATTTTCTCTTTTAGTTTACTCAATAGTATCAGTCCTTTTTATTGGACACCCTGTGGTGTACTATTATATTTGTAACGAACATATGTTTTATGCACAAAGGAATAGCAATAAAATCCACAAAACCGTCAATAGATTTTGGCAAATAAAGGGAGTATGATTAAGGTACGACATAATAACACTACGCCGTGACGGAATCGTGCGTAACCGACATAAAGGAGAAGAGTAATGGAAGAATTAACAAAGGAGGAGACCCGTTTCATCGAACTGATGCGGCAGCACCCGGAGAATATCACTTTTGCTCGCCGTGTTCTAAAGCAAGCAGCGCCAGGCGCCGTGCATCGTCCCCCGCCTGTCGGAACAAATCCAGCATAGCCTTTTCCTCGTCAGACAGCTCACCATCGGTGGGCTGTTTTTCTTTGCCCAAAAGCTCGTCTACGGTGATGCCGAAGTAGCTTGCAAGCCGATTCATGGTGTCTCCACTTGGGGTAGAACCGGATTTCTTCCATTTTGTTGGGGCAGCGCAGCTTAACCCAACATCAAGGGCGGCCTTTGTCGGCGAAACGCCTTTTTTCTCACACCAAATAATATAGCTGTCGTAAAACATACCAAAAGTCACTCCCATAAATTGTGCAATCCGCAGAACTTTACCGAAGTTAATGATATGCCTTGACATATTAACCGAAGTTAAGTACAATAGGCATAGAGGGTTAACGAAAGTTAATGAACCTCACCGGTATAGGGCTGCATAAATGTTTGTTGGCGCTTACATTCTATCACCGCGCCCTTACCAAAGTCAACTATTAAGTTAAAGGAGCGTGAATATTCGGATGCCTGCACAATGGACAGGTAAGCTAATCGGCGAAATACACAACGCCGGGTTTACCATCAAAGAAGTGGCTTGGAGGGCGAACCTGCATGACAAGTATGTAAGCCAGGTCTTGAACGCTGACCGAGAGGCGCCCTCTGCGGAAGCAAAACTTCGCAAGGCGCTGGCCGAACTTATTAAGGAAAGGGAGGGAGGTAGATGAATAAGTGGACAAAGTGGGAAATCGCATACTGCGTAATCCTGCTTATATGCAGCGCAATAAATGTTGTTATCTGCTTCAGCCGATAAGGGGGACTGCAATGAATAAGGAAGACCTCGAACTCGCACACCTCGTTCTGTGGCACGCAAAAATACTCCTCGACCACGGTGCGGCGAACACCATAGCCAAGGAGCTGGAAGGAAGTGTGCTGCCGTACTCAAAGGCATTTGGCACGGCAGTTACGCTGTTGGAACAGAACGGTGCTACACCACCTCCGAAAAGCGTTCGGGATGCTCTTGAAAAGCCTTGCGAATCCGAATTCCGCAATCGGCACACAGAGGACTCCCAGAGCAATCCTCGCAGCCATTAGATGCAAGGATGTCAATGCCGCCATCGGACAGGCTGTACAGGTAGCATCTGCGAACGGCACCGGCATCACGCAAGCATGGCGTATCGATTGCATAAACGGTTTTCATCGTCTCACCTCCTCTCCAATGAGAGGATACCACAAAGGAGGAACAAATGCCAAGAGAAAAGGAGAGCTACCGGGACAACCTCGAACGCTTGATGGACAGGTTCCCCGGCAAGGAAATCCTCTCATTCACAGAGGTTTCCCAGTACACAGGGATGGGCTACCGGGCACTGATGGGCAGCGGTATCCCGCTTAAAAAGACAAAGGGGAAGCGCGGACAGTATTTCATCAGCCTGCCCAGCTTCGCAAGATGGTTAAGTTAAGGAGGAGCAACATGAAAGCAACAACCAACACCTTTATCCGGTGGTTTAACTCGGATGAGATCGTACCCAGCAAGGACGGGCATTACCTGTGCCAGACAAATCAGGGAAGATACTCTACCTTGCCATTCAGCACCAAGCATCAGATGTTCAATGTAACCAGAGATCATGTGGAGACCGCTATCAAAGTCCAGTGGTGGGCATTCCTGCCGGAGCTTCCGCAAAAGGAGGTACAGGAAGATGAGTAAAAAGGAGTGGCTGCAGGAAGCCTTGGCCGTAGTTCTCGGAATGGGAGCCATCTTCGCAGTAGCGGCTATCCTGCTGCTGGTGAGGTAAGGCTATGGAGCAGAACGAGAGGATAGCAGTTATCCGGGAGAAGTTCCCCGGTTACACCAAGCCGCTGGACAGTGTGTGCAAACGGCCGGAGTATTATGGCATCCGGCGTACTGCCGAAGCGGAAGCGCTGATAGCGGACAAGCCCGGCAGGAAGCGGGAAGCAAACTATAAGCTGTCTGTGCGTATTCCTTTGGGTTATGTGAATATGGCGGAGTTCCGTCAGCAGCTTATCGAAATGGGTTACTGCAACTTCACAGCATGGGTTCTGCGCTGTATCCGCCGCCAGCAGGAGGAATACAGGCATAGAAAAGCCCCCACCGGCGCAGCAAAAGCCGATGAGGGCAAAGGTATATTATGCACCACCAATATACAAGATTGTGGGAGGAATGTCAAGTTGAAAAACGGGGAGGTCGTGGAAGCATGAACCCATACGCTATCCCGGATAGGCCCATCCCGAGCTGGGTGGATAACTACGATGATAAGCCGCACATCTGCCCGGAGTGCGGCTGCGAGATCAACGAGACCATTTACATTAAGGACGGAATGGTCATTGGCTGCGAAAACTGTGTTAAGCGGTTTGACGCCAGCGATGCGGATGCTGACAGGTACTTTGATGAAGAACCAGACAGATATTAAGGAGGAGCTATGGAGAACTACTTTCGAGAATTGAACAGCATCAACTGCTCTGACAAGACAGAGAAGAAGAATGGCCTTACATACCTTTCCTGGGCATGGGCCTGGGGAGAAATCAAGAAGCTGCACCCGGATGCCACCTATACCATCTACGAGGATGCTAACGGCCTGTTTTACCACACAGACGGTAAGACCTGCTGGGTTAAGACTGGCGTAACCGTCAACGGCATTGAGCACATCGAGTATCTGCCGGTCATGGATAACCGCAACCGCTCAATCCCGGCCAGTGATGTTACCTCATTCGATGCCAATAAGGCAATCCAGCGTTCCCTTACAAAAGCCTGTGCCCGTCATGGCCTCGGCCTGTATATCTACGCTGGCGAGGACTTGCCGGAGGGTGCAGAAAGAGAACCGGAGCCTACCGAGTATTGCATCGACTGCGGGCAGCAGATCACCGGTATCAACAAGCGCAACGGGGAGTATTGGCCTGTAAGCGAGATCGCCGCCTACAGCGTCCAGCGGTTCGGCCGCAAGCTGTGCCCGAACTGCCAGAAGAAAGCCTTTGCCGCCGAAAAGGAGGCCGAGAAGAATGAAAACAAGGCTCCGGTTTGATTCTGCCGACTGGACAAGAGACCGGAACGGCTACGGCATCACCCTGTATACCAAAGATGCCGCAGCCGCCCAAGGCTTCATGGACAGCATGGAAATTGGCAAGACATACGCTGCCGAGCTGGTAGAGGAAAGGAACCGGCGCTCCCTTGACGCCAATGCCATGGCGTGGCTTTTGATCGGGAAACTATCGGAAGCCCTCGAAAAACCGAGAGAGGAAATTTACCGGCACTATATCCGAGAGATCGGTGTAAGCGATGTAGTTTGTATCAAATCCGAAGCGGCAGAAACAATGCAGGCAGCATGGTGCAAGCATGGCCTCGGCTGGCTGACGGACGCTTTCCCGAGTAAGTTGCCCGGCTGCACCAATGTAATCCTCTACTACGGTTCAAGTTGCTATGACACGAAACAAATGTCCCGGCTGATTGACCTTGTCGTAGAGGATTGTAAAGAACAAGGTATAGACACCGCCACGCCGGCCGAGCTGGCCTTGCTTAAGGAGGAATGGGGCAAATGAAAAACGAATGGGGCGCAGAGCTTGACCGAAACGGCTACGCTCCGAGCATCGTGCAGGCCGACACATCTAAGTGCTTTTTGTGTCAGCGCTCCGGCGTAAAGCTCGACCGGCACGAAATCTTCGGCAACGCCATGCGGAGCAAAAGCAAGCGCATGGGCCTTTGGGTGTCCCTGTGCCATGAGCCGTGCCATCTGAACCATGCACACGGCTGCGCCGAGGTGATGGACTGGCTCCACAAACTCGGCGAGCAAGCCTGTATCGACAACTACGATTTCACAATCCCGATGTTCCGGGAGGAATTTTACACGAACTATTTGGAGGAAACAGAATGCTGAACAAAGCAATCCTTAATGGGCGGCTGACCAAAGCCCCCGAACTGAAGCAGACCAACAGCGGCAAGAGCGTGTGCGGCTTTACCATCGCCGTAGACCGCAACCGTGACCGGGAAAAGACTGACTTCGTACCCATCGTAGCATGGGGCAAGACCGCCGAATTCGTGAACCAGTGGTTCGGCAAGGGAGACCTCATTACCATTGTGGGGCGCATCGAAGTTCGCAACTATGAGGACAAGAACGGCAATAAGCGCACCGCCACCGAGGTTATCGCAGAGGAAGCCCTTTTCGGTGGCAGCAAATCTACCGGAAAGGCAGAGGAAAAACCCGCAGAGAGCGAGCAGGGCGGATTTGAAGAAGTCGAGGGCGACCCTAACGACCTCCCATTCTGACGGGAGGTGAGGAGGAATGCCGAATAGATTGATAAAGGATAGCTTCCGCACAAGCGACAAGATAGCATCCTTAACGGATTTCGAGTTTCGGCTTTGGGTAAGTCTTATTGTTTCGGTAGACGATGCAGGACGAGGAGATGCCCGACCTGCAATCATCAAAGGCAACGCATTCCCGCTTCGGGAACGGGTTACTGCAAAAGATATCAACGATGCGCTCCACGGTTTGGCGGCCAAAGGCTGCGTTTCCCTCTACGAGGTGGACGGGAAGCCCTACTTTTGGTTCCCGACTTGGGCCGAACATCAAAGGATACGAGAATGCAAACCCAAATATCCCGACCCGCCCAAAAGCAGCGGCTCTACACCGTCTGCGGAAATCTGCGGCGAGTTGCCGCAAGTTGCGGCGGATTGCGGCGAGCTGCGGCCTGAATCCAATCCGAATCCGAATCCGAATCCGAATCCAAGTACCCCCCATGCCCCCCAAGGGGGCCGGTTTGCCGAATTTTGGGCGCAATATCCCAAGAAAGTCGGCAAAGGCGCAGCGGAAAAGGCTTTTGAGCGCATCAAGCCGGACAAGCAGACCTTTGACCGCATGATAGCCGCTGTGAATGCACAGAAGCAGAGCCGCCAATGGCGGGAGAACAACGGCCAGTACATACCAAACCCTGCGACATGGCTGAACCAGCGCAGGTGGGAGGACGAGCTGGCACAGGACGGAACCGACAATGTGTTCCTGCAGATGTTGAGGGAGGAGGGAGAGCATGACTCGATCTGAAACACTTGCAATCATGTCGATTTTGAAGGCTGCATACCCCGGTTATTACCGGGACATGAAGCGGCAGGATGCCGAAGCGGTGGTAAATCTGTGGGCGGAGATGCTGGCAGACTACCCGGCTAACCTTGTGGCAGCGGCGGTTAAGTCCCACATTGCCAGCGACCGCAAGGGCTTCCCTCCACACATTGGGGCTATCATAGCCGCTATTGGTGAGATCAACAGACCGGCGGAACTCTCCGAGGGGGAAGCATGGGCGCTGATTGCAAAGGCCCTGCGGAACAGCGGCTACAACAGCGAGAAAGAGTTTGCAGCCCTGCCGGAGAACCTACAACGGTTGGTAGGACACCCATCCCAGCTGCGGGAATGGGCCAGCATGGACACCGGGACAGTGCAGAGCGTGGTACAGTCCAACTTTATGCGCAGCTACCGGGCAAGGCAGGAGAGCGAGCGCAAAATGCAAGCCCTGCCTGCGGATATCCGGGCAAAGCTGGCCGGTATGGCAGAGGTAAAGCAGCTGCCCAGCTATGACCTGGCGTTGGCGCAGCGGACGATGGAGGAGAACGCATGAGTGACAAAGTTGACATAGCCGTAAAAAGATTACGGGAAGCCGCTGAAATGTCGCAGGCATTGTACGACAAGCCGCTGCTGGTAACATACAGCGGTGGGAAAGACAGTGACACGGTATTGCGCCTTGCACAGATTGCAAAGATACCATTCGAGGTGCAGCATAGTCACACAACAGCAGACGCGCCGGAAACGGTGTACCATGTGCGTGATAAATTCAGAGAACTTGAACTCGCAGGGATTAAATGCGAAATAGATTATCACACACAACCGGACGGCACACGCACAACAATGTGGAACCTAATCCCGAGGAAGCTAATTCCACCGACCCGCCTTGTAAGATACTGCTGCGATGAGCTAAAAGAGGGCGGCGGGAAAGACAGAATGATAACAACAGGCGTTAGGTGGGACGAAAGCACCGCGAGGAAAAGTCGCGGTGCGCTAGAGATTATTTCCAAAAGGAGGAAAAAGTCTATATTCCTAAACAACGATAACGACGAGGACAGGCGGCTGTTTGAAACTTGCACGATGAAAGGAAAACGAGTTTCAAACCCAATCATCGATTGGGAGACAAATGATGTCATGGACTTCCTGACAGGGGAAAAAGTTAAACTGTGCAGTCTGTACTCGGAGGGCTGGAAGCGTGTCGGGTGCATCGGTTGCCCAATGGCAGGAAAGCATAGATACGCAGAGTTCGCAAGATACCCAACATACAAAAAAGCGTACATAAGGGCATTTGACAAGATGATGGAAATGAGGCGGCTGCGGGGTATGCCCAGAGGGGTGGAGATGGACGAAACTGGCGTTGATGTGTTCCACTGGTGGATGGAGGACGGCATACTTCCAGGGCAAACCGTCCTGCCGGGATTTGAGGAGGACACATGAAAATCACGATCCCCGAAATCCCGCCATCTTTGAACAAGTACGCAGGACGGCTGAATGGCTGGGAGTACCGGGCAGAAAAGCAGCGCTGGCTGCAGCTGTTTGTTGCATACTGCCCCAAGTGCAAACCAATGGGCAAGGCGGTGGTGACCATCACCTACTACTTCCCAACCAGGCACAGGCACGACCCAGACAATTACAACGGCAAGATGCTGATGGACGGGCTGGTGCACCGTGGAGTAATCGCCGATGATAGCTTTGACCATGTCGAGCTGCGGCTGCGTGGGGCATATGACCCAAAAAACCCAAGAACAGAAATTGACATAGAGGAGGTAACACAATGGGTAAACGCGGAACGGAAATAGAGCGGGAGAATCCGCTTTTTGAGGGGCAAAGCGCCGAGGAATTTATCAAGCGATGGAACGCTGCCACCAAAGCCATAAAAATGCGCGCAGAGATGGCCGAGCATGAAAAGGTGGTGAGTTATGATGTCATACGATAAAGCGTCTCCTACCGCCAAAATCGGCTGTTCTAATTCAAACGACCCGGAGCTCCTGGAGCAGCTGGTGCGGGAGGGCAAGACCAACAGGGAGATTGCCTTAATTCTTGATCTTGATTACGGCTCTGTGGCATCGATCTTGTATCGCTATGGAATCAAGAGAGACCCCAACCGGCCCTGCAAGAGATGCGGAGGGCCGATAGGCAGCACCAACACCCGGCAGCTGTATTGCAAGGAGTGCCAAAAGGCCATGGACAGCATCCGGGCCCGCAAAAGCAGTATGAAAAAAGCTGAGCCGAAGAAATGCGAATACTGCGGGAAGGACTATTTCGGCCAGCCAGGACAAAAGTACTGCTCAAAGCAATGCTACAAGGATGCGGCGGCATCCGGTAAGTATAAGCGCCCCAAGAATTGGATAAAGCGCCGGGATGGGAAAATCGGCATCGAGATAAGGATATGCGGCAAAACCACGGAGCGACGGGAGAGCGTGGATTACTTCGAAGCCCGGGAGATTTGGCACGATGGCTGGATAGGCGGGGGCTACGCAGCGCTGATAACGGTAGATGGCCACAGGCTGGAGACCCTGCCGCAAATAAAGACATTCTTCGGATTTAGGAGGGATTCGCTATGAGGAACTGGGCGGCAGCGGCAGTTACGATAATCTTAGCTGCTTTCTGCATAATGGTTCTATCGGCTATTTCGGCCGAAAGGTGGAATCATTTGGATGAAGTGGCCCAGGCGGAGATCACCGCAGAGGAACAGGAACGCCGGGAGCAGTCAGCGTATTACCAAGGCTGGCAGGACGGCAAACAGTACTATCTTGAGGAGTTTGGAGGGTATGACAATGGGTAAATATATTGCTGCCGTAAAGGCGGCGGAAACAATAAGTGAGAAAACAGGCATACCGCTTTCTGACCTTGTGGATATATTTGCAGAAATCCCAGCCGCCGATGTAGCCCCGGTGGTGCATGCAATGTGGATTGAAGATAGGAGCGGAATTATTATCTGCTCAGAGTGCAAACGGGGATATAACCTGACCGCTAAATATACCCACTACTGCCCAAACTGCGGCGCAAAAATGGACGGAGATAAGGAGGCAACATGATCGACTACAAGAAGATCTGCCGGTGGGAACTGGGCAGATACTACGAGAAGATGCAATCAATATCCAGCCTTACCGAAGAAATCAAACGCTGCAGCGACCGGCTGGAAGGCCTTGGCTCACCGATGAAAGGAGCAACCCCGGTACAGGGCGGCAGCTCCACCGCAGAGGAACGGCTGATCAACGCCATCTGCAGCCGGGATACACTGAAGCTGAACCTTGCATTGGTAAAGTGGCAGGTGAAGCAGATGGACAGAGGGCTTTCCGTTCTGACGGACCAGCAGCGCAGGATCCTTGAAGTAAAAACCATGCGCAGGGAAAGCGGCGCAGCGGAACGCCTGTGCGACGAGCTGCACATCAGCCGGGCAGAGCTGTACCGGCGAGAGGACGAGGCAATGGCAAGGTATGCGATATGCCGGTACGGCGTGACAGAGCTGTAATTGCAACTAACTTGCGACTGTGAATAATCTACTCTTAATGGTGATAAGATATTGACAAAATCCTATCACCATGGTACATTATGAAGTAGAATACCGGATGTGAGGTGATTAGGATCGGAATACCACTCTCTGAAACTGATTTCGCCAAGGCCAAAGAGTTTCTGGCGAGAATAAGGCCACTGCTGGCCTCCAATGAATGCACATTCCAAATCTCTGAAAAGAACAAGAACTTTGACCGACAGTACCCGATGAAGGACAATGAAAAGGTAGAAATCATAAGACTACTTAGGCCAGAAGATTGCGTTAAAATCGAACCAAACAACAATCCGCGTTTTGTCGATTCTGATGTATATGTGTTTATCAAGAACGATGAAATTATGGTTTACGGTGAATTAGAACTGCATAAACTCTACATTAAGATCTATTTGCGTGAAAAGAAAACTTACGACACGGTAATTGTGATTTCATTTCACGAAGAGGGCCTGCATGGTTATTAAACAGACAAGAACCAAAAGGAAGGAGAGCCTGCTGTGCCAAACGAATTGAAAAAAGCATACTGCTTAAATTGCGATGAAAAAAGGTCCTATAAAGAAAAAACGACCAGAGAAAAAGTTACAGTCCGCGGCATTACTTTTAGCTATCCAGAGCATACTGCTTACTGTGCAGAATGCGGGAGTGAAGTTTATGTCGCGGAAATAAATGATAAGAATGTCCAAGAGAGGGAGGACGCCTACCGCAAGGCTTCTCGCCTGATTACTGTTTCAGAGATTAAAGAAATCTTGGATAAGTATAAGATCGGAGCGGGCCCGCTTGCGCTTGTCATGGGCTTCGGCGAAGTCACTATTACCAGATATCTGAATGGTCAGATACCGTCCAGAGACCATTCTGATAAGCTTTTGGGAGTCAGAGCGTCTCATAGGAAAATGGAAGAGTACCTGGAGGCGGGGAAAGAGCGTATCAGTAATGTCGCTTATAAAAAGTGCCGCGATGAAATTGATAAGTTGATTGACCTTTACGGGAAAAATAAAATTGAACTTGTTGCCAGGTACATTCTATGCAAGACCATGGATATCACACCATTGGCACTCCAAAAATTGTTGTACTACGCACAGTCGTTTTACTATGCTTTGTTTGGGGTAGAACTGTTCTTGGACGATTGCCAGGCATGGGCTTATGGCCCAGTATTCCCCGATGTTTATTACCGGTATAAAGAGTATGGGTATGACCCGATTACAAAGCCAACATCTGAGTTTGATGTGGATATCGGAGAACTGACTGTAAAAGAAGTTGAATTGATTGACTCTGTTATGGAGGCGTTCGGCAGATATTCTGGTGAGGTACTCAGTAGAATTACACATAATGAGCTGCCATGGATTGAGGCCCGAGGCGCTTTGCACCCTTACGACCGTAGTGTTACAGTTATTGAACGCGATACCATTAGCGACTATTTTGCGGCGATCGTAAAAAAGTATGATATTACAAACCCGTGTGATATCGTAAAATACAGCCGGGACATGATTACTCAAATCTAATTTGCATCAATTTATATGCTCGGGAAGCGCCTGCCTCGTAAGGTTGAGCGCTTCCCTTTTATCGTTGAAACGCAAAACTTGGGACAAATACGGGACAAAATTTGACGAAAAGCATGGTATAATGATATTGAGGAAGTGGACAATCCTACTGACCGCTGTGAGCGGTATATGCCAAAGGTCTGCTTCCAATCTCCATGTTTCGATCTCCTTTTTACGGGGCCGCCGATGCCCCGTTATCCCATCGGCCGAAGATACATGACCTTCGTAAAAAAGGTGCCGCGCTGGCAGGCCGCAAGTTCGCAATAGTCTGCCTTACAAAAAGCAGCCAGAGAGTACCGAAAGGCGCTCTCTTTCTTTATGCCATAAAGGAGGGGATACCTCTGGATTTAATAGTCCGCAAAATCCCGCAGAGCGACACCATCAAGGTATATCCGGTATCTGATGTGCATTTGGGCAGCATCCTACATGATAAAGAGGGCTGGCAAGCATTCTGCCGCCGGGTAGAGCGGGAGGATGCTTATCTCATCCTTGGCGGCGATCTCATCAACAACAATACCCGGAACGCGGTGGGAAGCCCCTTTGAGGATTATATCCGCCCGCGGGAGCAGAAAAAGATGATGGTGGAAATGCTAACGCCCATCAAGGATAAGATACTCTGCGCGGTATCCGGTAACCACGAAGCGAGGACAGCCAGGGACACCGATCAAGACATTATGGGCGATATCATGTGCAAGCTGGACATGGAGGACTACTACGCCGAGGACATAGCATTCCTCAAACTGGAGATTGGGCGCAGGGTAACAAGAGATATCCCTATCACCAGCTATACGATGGCTGTTACCCATGGCTCCGGCGGAGGCATTTACACCGGTGCAACGGTCAACCGCAATGAGCGCTTCGGCTACACCATAGAGGGCATTGACGCTCTGATTGTTGGCCATACCCACAAAGGCACCATCAGTAAGCCCAAAAAGATCGTGGTGGACAGTAACAACAATGTTATCCGTACCAAGCAGCTGGTAGTGGTTAGCTGTACCGCATGGCAGCAGTACGGAGGCTACGCAGCCCGGAAGATGCTGCTGCCCAGCAGCGAGAGCGACCATGAGCAGCCGCAGACACTGATGCTGCGCGGCACAAAGGACGGCAAGAAACAGATAGTGACCGTATGGTAAGTGGCGGGAAACCGCAGGCAATAAAATCAACGAGAAAGGATTGATATTATGCTGGTAGAACTGATGAAGATGGGGAAAGAAGAAATCCCCGCGGTAACGAGCCTAGATGTGGCAGAGACATTTGGCAAGGCGCATGATAAAGTGATGCGAGATATTGCGGAGATAGGGTGCAGCGATGAATTTAATACCGCCAACTATGGCGATATTACTTACACCGATACCAGAGGGCGCACACAAAAAGCGAAGGTGATGACAAGAGACGGCTTTGTGCTCCTTGTCATGGGCTATACCGGGGAAAAAGCCATGCGCTTCAAAGAGGCGTACATCAAGCAGTTCAACGCGATGGAGAAAGTCGTTCGCGGCAAGGCGATCGAGCGAGAAAAGGGGGTTGCCGTTCGTCAGGCGCTGACAAAGGCAATTCAACAATCGAACGAGGACGAGCGTATGCATGGACACGCATATTCCGTCTACACCAACTGCATCTATAAGGCGCTGTTCGGCAAGAACGCAAAGCAACTGCGGGAGGAATACGGCATTGCCCCAAAGGCAGAGCTGCGCGACTGTTTCTCTGCCGAGGAACTGACCGCGATTCAGTCTATGGAGCGGCTTGTAAGTGGACTTGTAGACTGCGGCTGGGGATATGACCAAGTAAAAGAGTTCATTATGCAGACGAACACAAAGCGTTTGTCTGCTTGAACGCATAAGTCAACAACGAAAAAGGAAGCCCGGCATAGTAGACACCGGGAGGGATAGGGCGGGACGAATTTTGAAAGGAGGTGCCGAAGATGGCCAGTGGATGCAGTGCGAAAAGCAAAGAGAACCTGCGCCCATGGAAAAAAGGGCAGAGTGGGAACCCAAGTGGGAGGGCGAAAATCCCCGAAGACGCCAAAGCAATGCTGAAAGCGGCGACTCCTGCGGCAGTTAAGCTGCTGGTGGATACTCTCAACAACACAAATGAGAAAACCGAAACGAGAGTAAAGTGCGCCGAAACCGTATTAGACAGAGTATACGGCAAGGCCAATCAGCCGATTGATCTGGGTGGCGAGATACCCAAAATCGAGATCGTGCTGGGCAATGGCAAGGAGTACGCCAAATGACGGTCAATTTAGGCACACCGAATCCAAAGCAGGAGCAGTTTTTGCTGTCGGAAAAGCGCAGGGTGTGTTACGGCGGTGCTAGAGGCGGCGGTAAGAGCTGGGTAGTGCGAGCAAAGGCCACCATGCTTGCCGTTAATTATAGCGGCATCAAGATACTGATCCTGCGCCGCACATATGCCGACCTGTGGCAAAACCATGTGTTGGAGCTGCGAAAGGTGCTGGAACCCGACATTGCAACCTATCGGGACTCGGAAAAGGCCATGATATTTCCAAACGGCAGTCGTATCCGTTTTGGATACTGCTCGGCCGAGGCCGATGTGCTGCAGTATCAGGGGCAGGAGTACGACATAATTTTTATCGATGAGGCTACGCAGTTTACGGAGTATATGTATAACTGCCTTGTGGCCAGTAACCGTGGCGCCAACGATTTTCCGCATAGGATGTACCTGACCTGCAACCCCGGCGGAGTCGGCCATGCGTGGGTCAAGCGCCTGTTTGTAGACCGTGACTACACGGCATCGGAAAACCCCGATGACTACGAGTTTATAGCCGCAAAGGTGTACGACAACACGGTTTTGGTGGATAAGGACCCAGACTATGTACGGATGCTGGAGACCCTACCGGAAGATATGCGCCGGGCATGGCTGGATGGCGATTGGAATGTGTTTGCAGGTCAGTATTTTGCCGAGTGGCGTGACGATATCCATGTGATAGACCCCATCGAGATACCTGACTGGTGGAGACGCTACTTTGCAATGGACTACGGCCTTGATATGTTGGCCGGATACTGGATCGCCATTGACGGCGAGGGAAACGGCTATGTGTACCGAGAGATTTACGAGTCAGGGCTGATCGCCTCCGATGCCGCCATGCGGATCAAGGAGGCCAACGGGGACGATAAGATCGAGCAATGGCTTGCACCGCCCGACCTGTGGAACAGGCGTAACGACACAGGCCGCAGCGTGGCGGACATATTTATGGAGCAGGAAATTCCGCTGGTTAAGGTGGACAACGACCGCATCAACGGTTGGCAGGATGTACACGAGTGGCTCAAGCCGAGGGACAGCAGAGATATCATAACCGGCGACAAGACGAGGATAGCAGGGCTGCGGTTTTTCCGCAACTGTAAGCAGGTCATTAGATGCCTGCCGATGGTCCAGTATGATGACCACAAGCCTAACGATGTAGCGACAGAGCCGCACGAGCTGACCCATGCACCTGATGCCATCAGGTATTTTTGCAGCGGGAGACCGTATGCGGGACAGCCGCCGGTTACAAAGTACAAGCTGCCGCCGGAGCTGCGGCAGGCCGAAGAACAAGGAGGGTATCAGGTATGGTAAGACGATGGCTCAAACGCCTGATCCTGTGGGCGTTAGGGGACGACCAGACGGCGCAGGAGCAATATGCAACCAAGATATTCAACGAGTGGCTTAACGGCCCGGAGGATTGATATGAGTGATGTAACCCTGTGGACGCTATACCGAGAGGGTGTAGCGTACCACAACAAGATGGGCTTTAGCACCAAATTCCCGACCTTTGTGCGATTTAAGGAGGGCGACCAGTGGCCACAAGCGACAGAGCGCACCAAAAACCTGCCGAGACCCGTCCTTAACATCGTGGACATGATCGTCCGCAGCAAGCGCTCCAGCGTGCTTGACCAGCCTGTCAGCATCGTCTACAGACAGGGCAGCGCCAGCGGTGACGAAATCCTTGACCAGATGCATCAGGACGCTGCAGAAAACTGCACCGAGTACGCACGGACGATCTGGGACAGAGCCGACATGGACAAACTGTGCAACGAGGCGTGTGACGATGCAGCGACCAACGGCACGGGCATATGGCACTTTTACTGGGACACCAGCGTAACAGGCGACAAATATGTAGGGGAGCTTCGCGGGGAAACCGTGGATGCTCTTAACTTTTTTGTAGCCAACCCGCAGCTCCGGGATGTGCAGAAGCAGGACTACCTCATCATCGCCCAGCGGCTCAAATTGAGCGCTGTACGAAAGATGGCCAAGGACAGGGGATTGCCGGCAGAAAAGGTCGCGAACATCTGTCCCGATGAATTTGAGGATGCAAGCACCTATCAGGCCGAGAGAATCGAGCTGGACGGAAAGGAAAACGAAAAGGTCACGGTGCTGACCAAGTATTACCGCAAGAACGGGGAGGTCGTATTTGACAAAGCGACCCGCAGCGTGGAGATATGCACGGCAGTGCCGCTTACCCCGCAGGGCAGTCCAACCCGCATCAAGCTGTACCCTGTGGCGGCGCTTAACTGGAAGCTGCGTAAAGCCTGCTTCTACGGCATCGGCGAGATCGAGGGACTTATCCCCAACCAAAAGCTCATCAACTTTATGTACGGGATGCAGGCGCTGGCCATCCAGCAGATGGGCTTCCCGAAGATCGTGGCAAAGCCCGGTGCAATCAGACAGCCGCTGACCAACGAGCCGGGGGAAATCGTCACCGACTACTCCAACGGCGGGATATCGTACCTGCAGCCTCCGGCGTTTTCGTCCGCTGCTACGCAGGTCAGCAACGACATGATCGACCTGACCCGCATAGTGACAGGAACGACAGAGGTAACGACCGGCGAGTCATTGGGTGCAAACATGGCAGCATCCGCAATCATTGCATTGCAAAACCAAGCGCAGACCCCTGTCAACGAGATTCAGCGCAGATACTGGCACGCAGTAAAAGAGATTGGCCGCATTTGGATGGAGTTTTTCAAAACATATTGCTCCGACAAGCGGGAAATCGTCATTGAGATGGGGGACGAGGTATCCGGCAGAGCATTTACGGGTACTGACTACGCCATGTACGACTTTGACCTGCAGGTGGATGTTGGAGCCTCCTCCGAGTATTCTGCGGTGTTGGCACAGGCGACCTTGGACAAGATGCTTGACCGGGGAGACATTTCCATCGACCAGTACATCGAGCTTTCCGACCCGAATGTAGCCCCGTTTAAGGAGAAGTTCAAGCGAATGCGGGAAACCCAGCCGCAAGCGGTGGGCATGCCTGGCGTTCCGGAGGAAGAAGTGAACGGCGTACAGAGCGTTTCCGGCATTGGCGGAGTTCCGCTGCCGGATGTGCCGAAGGCCCCGACCGTCATGGACAAGTTCACAGGAGGTGGCAACAATGCTGTGCCCAAACTGTAAAGCCGAAATGAGAATCACCGGCAAATACCTATCCTTTACCGGGGACAAATCCCCTGATACCGAGACCAAGGCATTTATCAAGCTGCAATTGGAGTGCATCAACCCCAAATGCACCAACAGAACACCGACCTATGTGACCAACCCCTTGGAGGGATAACCAATTTTTAAGTGGCTGCTAAACGGAACAAACCGAACCTCGCCACAGAAAGGAATTTATGGACGAAGAAATCATGACTGCTGCTAATGAAGATATCGAAGAAGATATCGACTCCTCTCCCGCAGTAGAGGAAACCGATCCTGTCGAGCAGGAAGAACCTGCGGTACAGGAAGAACCGACCGAGACACAGCGTGTGTCACGGAGAATCAAAGAAGCATCCCAAAAGAGCGTGGACGACTTTATCCGCAGCATGGGCCTGACCAATCATTATGACAATGACAGACCCATCACCACAAAGGCGGAGTACGAAGCCTTTGTTGCGATGCAGCGGCTGGACGAGGACGGCCAAACCGACCCCGTATCAGCTTACCGAAATCAATCCTTGGAAGCGGAGATTACCCGCTTGCGGAGCAATGAGCGCATGAGAGAGCTGGAGGCTGACCCTGTAAGAGGGCAGACATTCACAAAGCTAAAGGACCAAGTGGTTGAATTGATGGACTACTGCACCCAGCAGGGGACGCCCTGCAGCGTTGATGCAGCGTTCAACACAATCCTGGCGAACAGCTATTTTGACCTCGCCAACGATGCTGCAAACAAGGCAAAGGAAGACACGCTCCGAAGAATCAACAACAACGCACAAGCATCTCCCGGAGCATTGACGGGCGAAAGCCCCGAAACCGAAGCCGACTACATGAAGATGTCGGACAAAGACTTTGAAAAGCTGTATCAAGCTGCACTCCGGGGGGAATTAAAAAATTAAGGAGCGTATAAAACTATGGCTACTACTACCCAGACTTACGGTAATCTTACCGCTGAACAGAAAACCTTTTACGATCGTACCCTGCTGTCCCGGCTGCTGCCCAATCTGACCTTCCTCAAGTATGGTCAGAAGCGCCCCATGCCGAAGAACGAGGGTGACACCATCAACTTCCGCCGCTTCAACTCCCTTGATGTACCTGCGGCATCCCTGACCGAGGGCGTAACCCCTGACGGCGACAACCTGTCCATCACCGCTGTGACCGCTACCGTGGCGCAGGAGGGCAACTGGGTTCGCCTGTCTGACAAGATCAGCATGGTCGGCATCGACCCCGTCCTGACGGAGTCCGCTGCGCTGATGGGCGAAAACGCCGCCAAGACCCTGGAGACCCGCTGCGCGGATGTTATCTTCAAGGGTACTTCCCAGCAGTTTGCTGGCGGCGCTGCTTCCGCTGCCGCTATTGCCGCCGGTAAGGTGGTAAACAGCGAGGAGATCAAGAAAGCGGTGCGCACCCTGCGCAACAACAACGCCGAGCCCCTGGAGGGCGGCTATTACATCGGCTTCTGTGATCCCAGTGTAGCATACGACCTGCAGAACGACAGCCTGTGGCAGGATATCTCTAAGTACAATGGTGCAGAGAACATCATGAAGGGCGAGATCGGCCGTATCCATGGTGTCCGTTTCATCCTGACCACCATGTGCCCCACCGATGCAACGACCGCTACTGCGGGTACCCTGCATAAGACCCTTATCGTAGGCAAGGACGCTTACGGCGTGGTCGATGTGAACGGCTCCTCCAAGCCCGAAATCATCATCAAGCCCACCGGCTCCGCCGGTACTGAGGACCCCCTGAACCAGCGCGCGAGTGTCGGCTGGAAAGCGATGGCGGTTACTGTTCGCCTGCAGGAGCTGGCAATGGTCTGCATCCAGTCCATGGCTTCTGCCTAACCAAATACAAGGGAGGGGTTACCACCCCTCCCTTCTTTTACAGAAAGGATTTAACATGGCAAAAGAGATTAAGAACCCCGACATGGTCGGAGAGATCGTAGAAAAAGCGACCGGCGAGGAACTCGCCAAGGGCAAGAAGGTACGCATCCGTCTGCCGAAGGACAAGCTGAACAAAGAAGATGTCGTAGTGCCTGTGTGCATCAACGGCTATACCTATCAGATCAAGCGTGGCGAATGGGTGGATGTACCCGAAGAAGTCGCCCGCATCCTTGAAGAAGCAGGGTACATGGGGTGAGTAAATGAACAAGAACGATGCCATCAACGGTGCGCTGCGGTGGATAGATGAAGCCACCGTAAACGGCGCTGCCGCAAGCAACGGATTTATAGCCGACTACAAGGACAGAATGGAGCACCTGCTGGACGGTGCTGTTGCAATGGTGGAATCGCAGTTCCCGCTGATCGAATCCATCAGCATCGTTCAGAACATGCCTCGGTGCATGGAGGGCTCCCATTTTGAAGCTAAGACGGTTTATCCCGGTGATACCTACGAGTTTACCAACAGTGATGCAAAAGCCTACACGCTTGAAATTTGCGGTGTTCTAACAGCGACTATCGATGGGGCCCGGCAGCAGATCACCGCTCCTGAGTTCCAGCGGCTTTCCGGCAGCTTTAACGGCAGTATCAAGTTGGAATCGCAGTACCCATTCCAGGTAAGAAACGCTGCGTTTTATGCATTCCCGCTGGTAGAAATCCCGGAGCACATAGCATGGGTGCCGTATGAGTTGCCCCAGCAGATGAACGGCATGGTGAAAATCCTTTTCTCCGGTGACGGCGTGACCTTCCGCGACTTTTCCGACTACCGGCGGCTGGATGAATACCATATTGCGATCCCGTACCATTACAGCGGGCAGTTCGATATCCAGTATAAGCACCGGCACGCCACCCTTGCAGGCACTTCCGGTGCGACCGAGATAGAGGTGGAGCCCAAGGCGGTTCCGCTGATTCCACTTCGGCTGGCCATTGATGCCACAAGCGGCATTGATGAAACACTGGCGCTGAATCAGTTCCTCACCGGACGCTTTGCAGAGATGGTAGGCGCTATGACGGACGAGGACATAGAGAAACACCAAGTAATTGAAACCGTATTCATGATGTAAGGAGGGGAGCAAATGAGATATTCCCCGGCAAAACTCCCCAGCGCTGATGTGGTAAAGACCAATGCCATGGTCATTAACGACTTTTATGGCTGCGACTTTTCCAGCGGCGCAACCAATATCGACCCAAGAAGAAGCCCCAACTGCGAGAACATGATCCGTTCCTCCCCCGGTCGAGTGAGAAAGCGCCTTGGCTTTGCCAAAACGGCGGTATACGATGGCCGCATCAATGGTCGGTTCTCTCTGGATGGGACAGATATTATCCATGCGGGCACGAAACTGTATGCAGGCGATACGCTGATCTCTTCCGCCATGAACGATGCCTTTTCGGTTGGCAAGAACTTCGATAAAGCGCTGTACCTGCTGGATGGATCACACTACTACAAGGTAACGCACAGTGACGACACCTTTACCGTGGCTAATGTATCGGACAGCGCCTATGTACCGAGGATCGTTATCAATAAAAATCCGGATGGTACCGGCGGAACAACTTATGAGGATATCAACCTCATGTCGGATAAGTGGACGGAATCTTTCTATGTAGGAGAGAAGACCGCAGCAGCAACAGTATTCCAACTTTCCCTTGAAAATTTGGATACAACACCTGTAACGGCAAAGATATTGCAAACTGACGGTTCCTTCGTAGACAAGGCGGAGACTACCGACTTTACTGTAGACCGCACCAGCGGCACCGTGACATTCGTAGCCGCTCCGGGTAAATCCCCTTTGGAGGGCGCGGACAATGTATATATCACTGCATCCAAGGACAGGAGCGAGAGCCGTAGCCGCATTACGAACTGCGATACCTGTATTGTGTATGGCGAGACGGGCACCCGGCTATTTGTGACCGGCGATCCGAACTTTAAGAATAGGGATTTTTGGTCGGCGCAGAATGATTTTTCCTATTTTTCCGATCTATCCTATTCGATACTGGGCGAGGACAGCGAGCGCATTGTAGGTTATTCCATCGTGGGCGACAGGATAGCGGCCCACAAGAGCGGAACCACCGGCGCGGTGTATGTGCGCACCGGCTCCACGGTAACGGCGACCGATGATCTCGGCAACAGCGTGGAGACCTTTGCCTTTAAGACCGGAAATGTAATCACCGGACACGGCGCAATCGCTCCGCACAGCTTTGTGCCGACCGATAACGAGCCGCTGTTCCTTTCCTCCACCGGCATATTTGCCTTGACCGCATCCGATGTGACCGGCGAGCGCTATGTGCAGAGCCGCAGCTTTTATATCAATCCGAAGCTGCTTTCGGAAAGCAATATCGCCGATGCCTATGCCTGCATCCACAAGGACTTTTATTTCATTGCGGCCGGTGCTGGCGTGTATGTGCTTGACCTGCTGCAAAAGCACTACGAGGATGGGGAGCCGTATTCCAACTACCAGTACGAGTGCTTTTATCTAACCGGAATACCCGCAAGGGTGATCTGGGACGATAACGGCGAACTGTTCTTTGGCACGGCGGATGGAAAAGTATGCAAATTCAATACCGATGAGACCGCTCCCAATTCGTACAACGACACACTGGATGGGACGGTGTACGAGCCGGTGGCGTGCCAGTGGGAAACCCCAGATATCGATGGCAAGACCTTTTACTCCAGCAAACACTTCCGGTACATGGCCTGCAGGCTGTCCGCTTTTGTGCGCACCAGTGTAAACGCCTATGCGATGTGCAGCGGCAAATGGATCTCCATTCTGACCGATGCGAGAACTGCCCGCTTCTTCTCATGGGAGGATATAGACTGGTCGAAATGGACATGGAGTACCGATGCAACTCCGAAGGTGCTGGGCCGAAAGCTGGATATGCGCAACCTTGATAAAGTGCGGTTCCGCTTCTCCAATGGCAATTCGGAGCCTTTCGGCATCGAGAACATTGCAGTAGAGTACCGAGAAACCAAGAAATACAGGGGGTAAGATATGTTTGAAAAAATAAAAGCGTCCGATGGCAATGCTTATACCCCGGATGCAGTATTTACCGATAGTGACGGCAACAGGGTTGGGGTAATTGGGCAGGACACCACCCCGAACCTTTCCGTCAGTGAAATGCAATTCTCCGTAGAGGCTGTGGTGCGTGAGGTCGTCATTCCTGCGTATAACAGCCTAGTTGATGCCCTGAACGCACTGGCGGCTGCCAGCAATATGGGCGCAGCAGATATTAAAGGTAATGCCAGTACCGTACAGGCGGAGCTGGCCAAGCGCATCATCACCGGCAATGTGAAATACATCCGGTTGAACAGCGACAAGGTGCTGGAAACCAGCAATGACGGCGAGACATGGGAAGCCACCGGTTCTTCCGGACACATCATCATAGCGCCGGATGGCACAGTAGCGCCGCAGCGCAGCCGCCTGAAATTCGCCAATGGCACAGTAACCGATGATGGTTCCGAAACCATTGTTACCGGCCTGAAAGGCGATACCGGCCCGCAGGGCGAGAAAGGCGACACAGGCGAGCAGGGGCCGAAGGGTGACCAAGGCCTGACAGGCCCCGTTATTGTTCCCTCTGTAGATGCCAGCGGCGTTATGTCCTTTACCATCCAGGATACCGCCATTGCCCCGCAGGCCGTCAGCGTGAGAGGCCCGCAGGGCCCGCAGGGCGTACAGGGCGCACAGGGCGCACAGGGTACGAGAGGCCCGCAAGGCTTACAGGGCGTACAGGGCATCCAAGGCCCAAAGGGCGAAACGGGCGAACAGGGTCCTGCCGGTGCTACCGGTGCCACAGGCGCAACCGGCCCCAAAGGTGATAAAGGCGATACTGGCCCCAAGGGTGATACCGGTGCAACCGGTGCCCGTGGTGCAACGGGCGCAACCGGCGCACAAGGCCCGGCTGGTCCCGCAGGCCCCAAGGGTGAACAGGGCGATACCGGAGCCACAGGCGCTCCCGGCGGCAGAGGCCCGGAAGGCCCACAAGGCCCAATCGGCCCACAAGGCCCCGTAGGCCCCGCAGGTAAAGATGGAACCAGCCTGTATATCGAGGACAGCTATCCTACACTGGCAGCGCTTAAAAACGCAATCCCAGCCGGTAACGATAAGATGTACTATGTGCAGGAAGATGGCGAGTGCTACATTTATAGCGAGACGGCCAATGACTGGGTAAGCGTTGGCGCTTTGCAAGGCCCCATCGGCCCCCAGGGCCCGCAGGGCGTACAGGGGCCGCAAGGTGTGCAAGGCCCAACCGGTGAAACTGGTGCGACAGGCGCAACAGGCCCAAAGGGCGCACCTGGCGAAAAGGGCGCAGACGGCGCAGCTGCTACCATCACGGTCGGTACAGTTACTTCCGGCGCTGCTGCTTCCGTCACCAACAGCGGCACTACCTCCGCTGCGGTTTTCGATTTTGTACTCCCTAAAGGTGACAAAGGCGAAAAGGGCGATACCGGCGCAACAGGCCCACAGGGTGAGACTGGCGCTACCGGCCCGGCTGGCGCTACCGGCGCTACAGGCCCCCAAGGTGAGCAGGGCATTCAGGGCATTCAAGGTCCCGTTGGCCCGCAGGGCGAACAAGGCCCCGCAGGCGTAGCCGGTGCCGATGGTAAATCCGCCTATCAGACCGCCGTAGAGGGCGGCTATTCCGGGACGGAAACGGCGTTCAATGCGGCGCTGGCGGATGTGCCCGGCCATATCGCAAGCAAGGCCAACCCCCACGAAGTAACCAAAACGCAAGTGGGCCTTAGCAATGTGGACAATGTGAAGCAGGCACCCTATACCCATGTTTCCGATAAGGCTAACCCACATGGCGTGACCAAAGCACAGGTAGGGCTGGGCAATGTGGATAACACCAGCGATGCCAATAAGCCTGTTTCCACCGCACAGCAGACAGCGATTAACGCCTGCAAGGTAAAGAAAGCGAGCGTTACCCTAACCGCTGCCGGGTGGACAGGAACCGCAAGCCCCTATGCGCAGACCATAACCCTTTCCGGCATCACCGTCAACAGCAAAGTAGACATCCAAATGGACGCAACAGCCCTTGGCGTACTTATCGACAGTGGCACATCTGCCCTTTGGATTGAGAACAACAACGGTACTCTTGCCGCCAAGGCAATGGGCGAAAAGCCCAATGCGGATATGGCGGTACAGGTAACAATAACGGAGGTAACCGCATGAGCATCATCTATGGCAATCCAATAATTACCAACGGGGGGGGTAAAACTCAACATTGATTACGGTTCTACCCCTCCGACAGACACAACTAAACTATGGGTGCCTTTGGAGAAAAAGCCTGATGCTGTTGAGTGTAAGCCAGAATTGGCATTTGGAAGTGAGTATTTAAGTAATTATTCTGAGATTGGAACTGGCAATGAATTTGCAAGCGCACGTGGCAGCTGGTCTTCTTCATTTCAGTATGAAAATTATTTGTATTGGGGGTATTCCGGTACAGCATTAAAAAGATTGAATATTGAAACGAATGTTGTTGACCAAGTAACAATGAATTCTGTTTTAGGTCACGATGGGTCTTCATCAAACGCAGGCCACTATTCTTTTTGTCAACACGGGAACATTGTTTATTGTGCGATAAATTCCACATCAATTTCGGGAACGGGTTATAGTAATTCTATAATTAAAAGCAATTTAACTACAAAAACAGCAGAAAAAATTTGTTCTCTGCCTTTCGACTCTTCGTTAGGCGCTTCAGAAATTAACTATATGGCGATGGAATACGCCAATAATAAATTGTACCTGTTTGGTGGAATACGCATATCTTACGCTAACACAACCAACTCAATTAAAATAGTTGACTTAAATACGAACTCTGCATTGATATCAAATGCAAAAATTCCAATACCGGGAAAGATGTTTACGACATGTGTTGTTGGTTCGAAGATATACATAATGGGAGGAGCACAACAATATTCTCCTAAAAATGGTGTGTATGCTTATGATATTTCAAATGATACATGTGTATCTGTAACAACATATCCTGTTAATGTTGCTGGGATGACCTGCATATCTTATGGCAGATACATTTATTGTTTTGGTGGCTCTTCAACAGATTTTAATAATGACATTCCCGATTCGCAAATAAATACTATTTATAAATTTGACACAGCTACAAATCAATTTACGCAGCTTTCTACTGTTCTTCCGCAAGTTAGTATATGGGCATTATTTTATAAAATAAACGAAGCAAAGTATATAATATGCGCTCCTAATAATGCATCGAAAAGTGGGAGTTATATGGTTGCAAAAGTTCCATATACAGCGAAATTTGTCGTTGAAACTCCCCTTACTAACAACCACCTGTTCTTGCAAGAAGACTATGGCTACGATGGACTGTGGACGGCGCTTAAATCCAAAGATACAGACTTAAAGGTTAAGGTAATCAATGCCTATCTTGGGGACAGTAACAATATAGCACAATTAACAAACGCATATCTCTACGACAGCAAAGACCTCAAATGGAAATCCCTCTCCGGTGAAAGCTATGTAGCGGATATGCAGAACGCACTAAATATATTAGGGGTGAACTAAATACTCACCCCGGAAAGGGTGAATATGAGTATTTTAGGAAATCCTATTACATTGGGTGGTGGTGGAGCTGATTTGAACATTGACTTTGGTTCCACCCCTCCCGTAGATACAAGCAAACTATGGGTTCCGTTGGTAAGTAAGCCAGACTTCGTGAAATGCAGTCCTGTTTTGAATTATGGAAATGAATACACGGAGACAAAGAATTGGACAGTTGGTTTTTCTCAGCTTAGAAATGACTACCCGCAAATGTGTTCATACGGTAATTATATTTATTCTGTTTGTCCATATACAGGTAGCCAGCAAAATGATATATATAGATATGATGTAACAACGGGAGAAAAAACGACTTTTTATTCAGACCTGGTTTACCAATATTATGTACTCGCATTTACTGTTGGCAAATACATATATACTTTTAATCATAATGTTGGAGCAGATTCCGAGTATGTAGATAAGTTTGATTTGGAAACAGGAGAAAAAACTACACTAAGAAATGTTTCTTATCCCTTTCCCGATTCGCAAGTATACTATTTTTCAAGTGGCTGTGTTAGTGGCAATAAAATATTTCTTGTTGGCTCATTTATTGGAAGTACAAACTCTGCTACTGTATCAGTTTTCGATGTAACAACAGAAAAATTTACTTATCATGGAAATATGCCAGTACAAGCTCAAGGAACCTATAATGCAGCTTGTGTTGCAGTAGGAAGCAAAGTTTATGTATTTGGAGGCACAACAAGAGTCTCATTTGACCCACGGAAGTCTATACAGACATTTGATGTCGATACACAAGAATATACTCAGAATAACAATGTACTACCTTATATGGTGAACCAAGCAAATAGGTGCTGTAGAATCGGTAGCTATGCATATATCTTTGGAAATATAGATTCTACTCAGTATCAAAAAAAGATAATTCGTGTAAATTTAGATAACTTGGCCGTTGACGTGCTTGAGTCTGAATTGCACGCAAGTAGAGTATCAGCTTGCTGTGGATTTGTTGGTGATAAATTTTATCTTCTTGGTGGTTCTGGAGTTTCTTCAGTAGAAACATTTACACAATCGACTGTTTTGCAACAAAATCATTTATTTCTACAAGCAGACTTTGGTTTTGACAATCCATTCACAGTCGTAAAAGGTCAAAAATCCGAATTTGAAGCCTACTTACGAAATGCTTACATCGGAGATTCAAACAACATCGCTCAACTCACAAATGCTTATATTTACGATACAACTACAAATCAGTGGAAAACACTTTCTGGCGAAAGTTATATCCTTGATACACTTAATGCTCTTAACATTATGGGGGTGAACTAATGGGCTATTACACAGAAAAAGCCAAAGAAGTAAAAGCAAAGCAGGAAGCAGAGCTGGAACATCTGAAAGCAGCTCTTCAAACCCTCGGCGTAGAAACCGAAGAAAAGGAGGAAGCAGCCAATGCGGAATGACACCTTAGAGCAGGCGCAGGAGATTCGGACGAGCATTGACAGCGTGACCGGTACAATGGCTGACGCTGATGCAGCAAAGAACCCCATGCTGTTCCTACCATGGGAAACTGGCACCAAGTATGCGGTGGGTGACCGCAGACGACACGGTGGCAAGGTATACAAGTGCTTGCAGGCCCATACCTCACAGGCGGACTGGGAACCCCAAGTTGTTCCTGCGCTGTGGGTGGTCGTTAATATCAGCTCTCCTGGCACTATTGATGACCCAATCCCGGCATCGAAGGGTATGGAATACGAGTACGGCAAGTATTACCTCGACCCGGAGGACAGCAAAACCTACCTCTGCAAGCGTTTGAATGAAACAGGCACCATCGTGCTGTATTACCTGCCGCATGAGCTTATAGGCCAGTATTTTGAGGAGGCATAACCCATGGAAATTGCACTGGCCCTCCTCGGCTCCGGCGCATTGGCTACCGTCATTAGCTGGCTGCTGCATCGTATTGACCGCAAGCAGGACAAGCAGGATCAGATTATCTCCGGTATGGCAGCCTTGGACAATAAGCTGCAACAGCATATTGATTCTGACGAACGCTACCGGGCAGATATGTGCCGCATCCGCATCCTGCGCTTTTCGGACGAGCTGCGCCGTGGGGCGAACCACAGCGAAGAATCCTTCAACAATGTGCTGGAGGATATCGACAACTACACAGAGTACTGTGTGGAGCACGAAGATGTCTACATCAATTCCAAAGCGGATGCAGCGATCCGCAACATTAAGAGCGTCCACGACCGCTGTATTCGTGGCGAACTCAAATTCCTTTAAGGAGGACATAAAATGAACGAATTTGTAACCTGGACAACCCTTGGAACCTATGCCGGCGCTGTGATGATGGTCACTATCATCACCCAGTTTTTGAAGCAGACCCCCCTGCGGAACATCAACACTAACCTCTTGGCCTATATCGTTTCCGTACTTATCCTCGTGGGCGCAGAAGCGTTTGCAGGAGCCGAGCTGACGGTGCAGGGCGTTATCCTGTGCCTGCTTAATGCGGTTATCGTGGCCTTGGCTGCCGGTGGTACTTATGATGCTGCTACGACCGGCATGGTCAAACACACTGATGCGGCTATTTTGGATGCCGAAGGAAAGGGGGAAGCCTAATGGCTTTCCTCTCTCCCGATAATGTACGCTATGATAACGGCGTAAAAATCTGTGAAAAGCTTATTCCTGATAGCGCCGTATGGAACCGAGACTATACCGAGGCCGGTTATACATACCGCAAAGGTACGCAGTACAAGGCAAACCGGGCGTTATCCGCTATTAACGGTGTGACTATTCACAATACTGGTCGGATTAAAGTCCCCAACGGTACCACAATGGCCGAGCAGTACACCCGTGCAACTTATCCCAACTGCAATATGGGGTCTGTCCGTGTCCACTACTATGTGGACGAGAACGAAGCATGGCAGAACCTTGACGAAAGCGAGGTTGGCTGGCACGCTGCCGATGGAAACTATGGCCCCGGCAACAGCACTACCATCGCCATCGAGATCATCATGGACGGAACTGATGCCGAGTATAACCGGATTGCCGAAGATAACGGTGCAAGACTTTGCGCTGCTATTCTAAAACGGCATGGCTTGGACGAAGCCGCAGTCTACCAGCACCATGACTGGTACGCAAGGAAAGATTGCCCTGCCTATATCAGACCGCACTGGAGCGCGTTTTTGGCGTTGGTGCGGCAGTATCTCAATGACGATACGCAGGTGCCGACCGATTATGATAAGCTGGTCGCCGAGCTGGAAGACATCAAAGAAAAATACAGAACCGAACACGCCAGCGCGCAGGCGCTGCGCGGGAGAATTTTAGCCGCTGTGGAGCAGTATGACACAGCGGCATATGACAAGGAGGGGTAATTTTGGCACTGAGAAAGAACACAACCCTTGCAAATGATGGCGGCAGCAACCGCACAATAAAACCGATTGGGTACGATGTAGGTAGAGCAGCAACCGCTGCTGCGGATTCTGTTGGTAGACCCGGCAGGGGCGCTGTAGATGCAGCGATAAAGGGCGGAGCTCTTGCTTCGGCAAAGGCTAACCTGGCTGGAGTTTCCCCGACAATTTCCTCCACCGTGACGGACACCTCCGAGCGGGACGCATACCTTGAGAGCCTGAAAGCGCAGCTGGATGCGCAGACCGCTGCCTATGACCAGCTGCTTGCCTACAACCAGCAGATGTATGAGGCCCAGCAGAAACAGGCGGCCCAGCAGCGGGAGGACAATGCACGCAGGGCGTACATTGCCAAAGAGATGGCGCTAAAGAACCTCCCCGGGCAGCTGGCCCGTGAGGGCATCAATGGCGGCCTTGCGGAAAGCTCCTATGTCCGGCTGAACAACCGCTATAACAGCAGCCTTGCCGATGCGGATAACGCCTATTCCGATGCGGTGAATCAGGCATACCTTGACATGATTCAGGCGAACCGGGAGCCGCAGAGCGGTAAGATGAGCGCGCAGGCAAGCTATTCCGCCGGGCTGGCAAAGGCCCCGAAGGCAAAGACAAAAACCACCAAAAAGGACAACCCAAATTACAATGCCGCCTTGCAGGACTCCTACAACATGTTGCGTCGGGCCGGTTATTCTGATGCAATGGCGGCAAGACTTCTCGGACTTGAATAACAGGAGGAAAAATGGATAGAAAAACGCTGGAACAAAACTATCAAAAATCTTTCGGTTCATCGCCTGCCGCGGAGCTTGAGCAGAACTACCAGCGGAGCGGCATTGACTCTCTTGTTCAATCTGTGAAGAAAGCTACTCAATATAATCCCTCTGCCCCCAGCACGCAGTCTACACAGGCTGCGCCTGCTGGGGCTTCTTCTCGTAAGCAGAGCGAAACCATGAAACAGAATGTCGATACGCTGAAGAAGCAGCGTGACGATGCTCTCATCAAAGCTGGCGCATACCATCGTGCCGGAATGAAGCAGGAGGAAGCAGAGCAGCTCGGCATCGCAAGCCGTATCTACACCGACTCCGTCAATGCGGAAACCAAGTATAAAACACAGAAGAACATCGAAGCGACCGAGGACTACGACCCAAGCAAAAACAAGTTTAAGGCCGGTACTGCTACATTGGCCTCGTTGCAGGACTTTGGCCAGTCGTTCATGCAGGGCGCAGGTGTTCTTTCTCACTACCTGGGCGATGGCGAAGCGGCATATCGGCAAGCCGGAACAAGTGCAAAGAATCTCATGGACAAGGGCGTTTCCCCGAAGGAGGCGCTTGAAACTTCCGGCTTGGTCAAGAAAGAAGCTGCACCGATAACAGATTACAAGACTGTTGCAGAGCTGAAGCGGGAGAAGGACAGGGCGAGTGTAGGCACTCTCGAAGGTCTCGGCCTTGATACTACCGGAGCGCTTGCAGGCATGGCGATCCCTGCGGCTGTGACCGCAATTACCAAATCACCAGCGGCAGGTCTTTTGCTGATGTCGGTATCCTCCCTCGGCCACAAGTACGCAGACGCATACGAGAAGTACGGCAACGGCGATCTCGCATTTGCACTCGGCCTTGGCGCAGGAGCCGCAACATACACCACAGAGCAGATCGGCGGTGTGTTCGGAAGGCTCGGTGGTACAAAACTTGGGCAAGCCGCAACCAAAAAACTGATGTCCGAAGCCCCCGGTATTTATGCATTGGCTACTTCTACCGGCGGTGAATTGCTGCGCGTCCCCCTTGAGGAAGGCTTGGAGGAAGGTGCCGAAGATGTCGTTAACTATGCCATCGAGAAAGCGCTCACGGGCGAAAGTGACGAGATGGACAACATCTGGTACGATATGCTCCTCGGCGCTCTCGCAGGCGGCGTGATGGGCAGCGCAAACGCAGCGACACGAGCCGTCAACTATAACCGCTTGGGCAAGACCCTCAAGAAATCCCCCGCTGCAGTCCAGCAGCAGATCGAGGAAGGCTTGAGCAAGGGCGAAGGCACAGCCCCTGCGATCTATGCAGCGGAAGTGCAGAAGAAGCCCACTCCTCAGATGCTCGGCAGACTGTTCGAAGCAAACCAGACCTTCGATGCGGAAAGCGGCCTCTCCAAAATCCAAGGCGATATCACGCAGCTTTCCATCCGAGAGCTGAAGGCGATGATGAATAACGCCAATGCCATCGTCCAAGCTGCGGAAACCTTGGGCGTAAAACCCACTCCAGAATCGGTTATGACCGAGGTTTTCAGTAAGCAGAAGGAAGCTTCTATTAGAACAGCACAGGATGGCGTAGGGCAGGCTTTTGCGCCCACAGTTGATAATCCTGCAAACGAAGGAGAGAAAGCCTACAACAGCGCCCTTGCCGGTGTAGCAGCTAACCAAGGCGTAGCTGCTCGCATCAATAACGACCCTGCCGCAAGACAGGCATTCTCCCAGTTGACCGGCGTACAGTTCAGCGGAAACACAGCACAGGATATTGCCGCTATCGAAGTGGCTACGCAGAACCTTGCCAAGTCCGGTAAACAGGCGATCTCCCAGGCGGAATATGCCCAGCGTGTCGCTGCTGCAGGAGAACAGGCTGCTGCCCAGTTCGATGCCGATATGCAGGCGCAGGCGGAGCAGATGCAGCGGGAATCCGATGAAAGATGGCTTTCCGTTGAGCAAAACACCATTACCGATGTAGACGGCAAGCGCCGTATCAAGGAGATCACCAATACCGATGTGCGCGGCAATACCGAGATCGGCTATAAGAAAGCTGAAATTCTCGGCAGTAAAAAGAAAGCTGTTGCCGAGGTGAACAATGCAGCGAAATACCTTGGCAAGACTATCGTGTGGTTTGAGGGTGCGGTGCAGGTCAATGGGCAGTACCGACTGACCAATGGCTATCGCGCACCGGATGGCACCATTTATGTCAACATCAATTCCCGCGATCCGCTGATGGTTACTTTCGGGCATGAGATGTTTCACGACCTTGTAGCTGATGGCAAGTATTCCGGGCTGATTGATACGCTGGTAGAGAACCCCGACTATGCCGATATGGTAAAGGGCATGATGAATGCCAAAACCGAACTGTACGAGCGCAATGGAATTGAGCTTGACCAGAATGCAGCTGCGGAGGAAGTCGCTGCCGATATCAGCGGTGATCTTTTGGGCAGCCGGGATATGCTGGAGTACATCGGCGCAAGAAATACGGAAGCTGCCACCGGCATTAAAGGTTTCTTGAACCGTATCCTCAAAAAGCTAAAAGGAAAGCCCTCTGCACAGGAAGCCTACAACAGGCTGTCCGAATCGCAGAAGGCTTTGCTTGATGGGATGGAGGGTAAAGCAGAAACCGGCGTGAATGGGTCGGAATCGTTTTCTCTGATCGATGTTGCTCCTAACGGGATGGAGATATACGAAACAAGCCTTGCAACACAGCAGCTTTCGGAATCTCAAAAGAAAAAGCAGTATCTCGCCCTTATCAAAAACCAGTACAGAGGGAGAACGGCCCGGCTGGAAAGAAACGGCCATGTCGTTTATGTAAGACCCGACATTCAGGAAGCTGGGAAACCGATATATGGTGACCGTAGATCAACGGCCAATGGCGCAAAAGCGCTGCGCAACTCTCTGGCCGAGGGCGATGTATTTGACCTGCTGGAGAATGCAGAATACGACCGCAGTAGCAGGGACACGAAGAACCATAAAAATGCGGATTACTTCGATTACTATGTAAAAACGGTTCAGATCGATGGAAAAGTGTATGATCTTGTTGCCGATGTAAAAAGAGCATATGGCAATTCTGATGGCCTTTACTATACGCTGTATTTGGTTGACAACGCAACCAAAAAAGCTGTTGTCTCCCAAAGGCCTCAGACCCTCGGCTCTTCCGAACCGATTACTGCCTCTGAAATGGGGAGCAACAGCTTTTCTGCTGACATGGTACCACAATCCGATACCGCTGTCAATAACTATTCTATGCAGAATAGCGCAGAAGATGCAAGCGGGAAACATTCCCTTATGGATATCCCGGCAATGGACAGTACCGGCAGGGAGCTTTCTGCCGAGCAGCGGGAGTATTTCTTCGGCTCCAAAGTCGTTGACGCAGAGGGCAGGTTGAAACCTGTATATCACGGCAGCCCGGCGGTGTTCACCGAGTTTTCCCCCGATTTCATGTCCCAGCATGGCAGTTCCGAGGGGCAAGGCTTCTATTTCACCGATTACAAGCCGGTGGCAGAGGGCTACCAAAAGGACGGCGGGCAACTCCTTGAGGGGTATCTTGATATCAAAAAGCCGTTGAGCGATAGCGAGATTACGCTGACAAGGGCAGAAGTAAAAAAACTTTTGCAGGCTGTTGACCCGACCGGTGATGAAGTGCTTGTGAATTACGATCCTGCTGGCGGTATTGGGTACCCTTCAAAAGCATGGTATAACCGGGCGCTGGATGCTACCGTAAAGGCAGCTATGGAATATAGCGATAGTGATAGCGAAATCCTTGCGGAGATCGCAAACGGCGGAGCAGGTCCCGGCGCTGTTCTTGAAGCAGCACGCAATACGCTTGGTTATGACGGATACATTGTAGAGGGCAAATATGATAATGCCACCGTGTATGTGGCGTTTGACAGTAGTCAATTTAAGAACATTGACAATACCGCTCCAACCGAAAGCAAGGACATCCGCTACTCCCTCATGGAAGATGCCCAGTACATGGCCGACATCGACAGGGTTGTTTCCGAAGCAACCGAGAAAGCAAACGATGAGCTAAAGGCTGCACAAGCCGAGGTGAAGAACATCCGTCAGCAGCTTGCTGACTATCGCCAGCAGGCAACTGCGGAAGCGAAGAAGACGGCTGCATGGAAAGAGGGAGAAGCAAAACTGATTGCCGATCTCTCCGAAGCGCAGAGCAAAGAGAAAAAGGCAAGAGTCCTTTCCTCTTATATGGATGAGTACAATGCGCTCTCCGAAAGATACCGTGGCGAAGTACGAGCGACAGACACCGAAGCCCTTACGCAGTACAATGAAAAGCTGTCCAATCTTCGCAGCGGCTTCCGCGGAGAGATGGAGAAACTCGCCATTGAGCAAGGCGCATTTAAGCGTGGTGAAAAAGCAGCAAGGGATATTTATGTTCCCACCAGCGTAAATGGGCAAAAGGTTACCCGCGGCACTCGGACGATTCTTGAAGCGAGTCAAACCCCAGACTCCATGCTGGAGGAACACGCAAAAGAAATCCTTGCAGGAGCAAGAGGGTACGAGGTAATCAGCGACAAAAAGGCGCAGGAATATGCCGAGCGAATTATCGATAAAGAGGGATACGACAAGGCGGATGAGCTGTTTACGAATGCGGTGAACGGAGATCAAGTGCTGGATAAGAAAACTCTTGTGCTCGGTGAATACCTCTATATGGAGGCTGCAAAAGCTGGCGATGTAAAGAACGCCATGCGTTATGCTGCAGATGTCGCCGCTGCCGCCACCAGAGCCGGTCAAGTCGTACAGGCAATGCGGGTTTTGAAGAAAGCTACCCCTACCGGCAAACTGTATTATCTCAACCGCATGGTGGACACGATGAACAAGAACATCGTTGACAATGGCGGTGATCCGATCCTGATTGATGAGGGGCTTGCCAGAAAGTTGCTTGAGGCCGAGAACATCAAAGACCCGAAAGAGCAGGGGAAAGCAGTTGACGAAACGATCGATGAGATCGAGCAGAACATTGCAGACCAAATCCCGGCAACGGCATGGGACAAGTGGAATGCATGGCGTTATCTCTCGATGCTCGGCAATATCCGCACGCAGGTTCGAAATGTTGTAGGCAATGCAGCTTTTATGCCTTTGGTTGCAACAAAGAACCTCCTTGCCGCTGGGATGGAAAAAGCATTCATCCGAAATGGTGGCCGTACAAAGTCAGCGTTCTTTACAAAAACCAATGCCGGAAAACGGCTGATGGAATTTGGGAAAAAAGACTTTGACACTGTTGTGGACGAAATCCAAGGCGGAGGCAAGTACAACCAGTCGAGCAGCATAGAGGAAAAACGAACAATCTTCAAGTCAAAAGCCATTGAGGGCTGGCGGAAGCTGACCAATAAGGCGATGGACAAAGGCGATGAGATTTTCAGCAAACACCACTATGCGAGAGCCCTTGCCGGTTATCTGTATGCCAACCATTTGGACTACGACAAGATCACCCGGAATACTCCGCAGGCGCAGGAAGTGTTGAATAAGGCAAGAACCTACGCCATCTTGGAAGCACAGAAGGCGACATTCCGAGATGCAAACCAGTTTGCATCCTTTATCAACAAAACAAAGCGCAACCTTTTGAAGAAGGCGCAAACCGCTGAAACAAAAGGTGCAAAGGCCGGTTGGTATGTAGGGACGGCCGTTGCAGAAGGAATAATGCCGTTTACGAAGACCCCTATCGACATTCTTGCAAGAGGTGTAGAATACAGCCCCATTGGCTTTATCAAGGGCATAAAGGAAGCAGTCTACGATGTCAAGAAGGGCAACAAGACCGCAGCAGAGGCGATAGACACTCTTTCTGCCGGCCTTACCGGGACAGGAATATTTGCTCTTGGCTATTTCCTGCAATCGCTGGGGCTTCTTGCAGGCGCCCTTGACGATGACAAAGAATCCAAGTACAAGAAAGACAGAGGAGCGCAGGGCTTTGCCATTCACATCGGAGACAAGTACTATACGATTGACTGGTTGGCCCCCTTCTCCTTGCCTCTCTTTACTGGCGCTGCGGTTGCCGAAACGGTGGAAAACGGTGACGAAGTCTCCTTTGCGACTTTGGCGGATGTGTTTTCCACAATATCTGAACCAATGCTTGAGATGTCAATGCTGCAGGGCGTAAACTCTGCGCTGTCCAATGGCCAGTACAGCTCCGACTCGAAGATAGTATCGTTTATGACGAACCAAATTACTGGTTATTTGTCGCAGGCAAACCCGACGATCCTTGGACAGATTGCTCGTGCGGTAGATGATACCAGCCGGAATGCATATTACTATGACCCAAATTACAAGGGTTTTGTGCAGACGGGAAAGGTATTTGGCGACAAGCAGATTGCCAAGATCCCCTTTGCTTCCAAGGCCCTTACTTCTCGCATCGATTTGTGGGGCAACAAACAGGAGAATACCGGCGGCAGTTTCTTCGGCCGGTTGGCGTACAATATGCTTTCCCCTGGTTACTATTCCGAGGAAAGCAACGACCCTGTTGATGTAGCGCTGACCAAACTTTACGAAGAAACAGAGGACACGGCTGTTCTCCCCTCAAAGCCCAGCAAGACCGTCACGAACAATAAAACGGATTATAAAATGAATGCAAAACAGTATGAAGAATATTGCATCGTGAAGGGACAGACAGCGCACAAGGAGATTCAGACCTTCATAAACAGTGCGGAGTATAAGAAGATGTCGAACGAGGACAGGGTAGATGTCCTCGAACATCTGTATAAGTACTCCACATACAAAGCGCAGAAGAATCTCCTTGGAGATAAGTATGTTGCATCCAGCACATATAGCCGCTGTGTTAAAGCGGAGGCATATGCCAAGGGCGGCAACCCGGTGTATAAATACTTCATCAAGGGCTAAAAGCAACTATACCCCCTCCAATTACGGAGGGGGTATTTTACTGTGCAACGCATACGCAAAACACCGAGGATAAGAGACAGCGGTGTGTAAAAGTGATGTACTAATGGAGAAACCTCTGTTGAACACTATGTTTATTTATAGTTCGAATCTCTCCATCTCCGCCAAAGAAAAACCCGCAGAAATGCGGGTTTTTCCTTTGTTTATGCGGGCTTTCAGGCTTTTTACGCTTTGCGCTTATTGCTTATTTTTTGCGTTTTTTGCGTCTCAATGGCACAGAAAAAGCACAGGAAAATATCGAAAAATGCCCCCTCCGGTGATGGAGGGGGTATTGCTGCGTTTAGGCCTTGATGAAGTATTTATACACTGGGTTTCCACCCTTGGCATATGCCTCTGCTTCCACACAGCGGCTATATATGCTGGATGCAGCATACTTATCTCCAAGCAGGTTCTTCTGCGCTTTGTATATGGAGTACTTACCTTCGCTTAACAAGAGCACATACGGTTTTTGCGGGCATAAATACCGCCCGA